TCAAGCCACTGGACTAAAAGATGGTGGACAAGTCGGTTCACCTACACAAGCATTGATCGCTGAGGGTGGAGAACCAGAACTTGTTGTACCACATTCTAAGTTGGGTCCTGTATTTCAGAGTCTACTTAAACAGGTTGGTACTGTACTGACAGATGTAACTACGGGATTCCTGACAACATTACCCGTACCTTCGGCATCATCACAGGCAGTGTTAGGTGAGGCAGCAAGGTTACAAGCATTATTTGGTGCCAATGCAGCACCTGTAGGAGTATTCAAAGGCAGTAAAATATCTAAGCTGGGAGGATTCCTGAAGAAGGCAGCAGGTGCAGCATGGAAAGCATCACCCATGGGTATGGTGGCAGGGGTAGTTGGATCCATGTTCAAAGGTAAACCAGCCAAAGAATCAGAAACACAGACAATAGTATCTGAATCTAACATGTCATTTAGGAACGGTGAGCTTGTGTCAAGTTCAAGTTCAGAAGAGACATTAGTACCAGAAGGAGACACCAGTAGTGTAGGTGGTGCTGTACCAGATAGTGCTCCTGCTGCTGTTGCTAGTAGCAAAGTTATGGAACCTGTCAAGAAACGTAAGTCAATAGCATCCAGATTTAAGTCAATAGCATCCAGATTATTTGGCATGACACCTATGGGCATGGCAATCAGTGGAGGTAAGAAGATATTTGAAGGTGATAAGTCATCTACTCAGAGTAAAACCTTTAACAATAATTTCTTTAGTGGGGAAGGTGAAATTGACTTTGATGAGTTCGAGAGAGTTAGTGATTATGCTAGGGTTAATGGTAAGTATCCAGGCGAAGAAGGTTATAAAAAACATACATTATCAGATAGCACTAAACGTGCCTTCCAGAAGGACAACCCTCATTTGATTGGAAATTTTGCTGAAGGTGGAGGAAATAACGTAGTTGATCTTGGTGGTACAACTGTGAATGCAACTATGAATACAAGTAGTAGTTCTATAGCAAAGTCAACTAAGCCACTAGCAAATGGTTTGAGTAGTACACAACCTGGTTTCATACCTATGCCTGTTGTGGTTCCACAACTTATTCCTATTCCAGTTACTAAAGTAGTAAAGGAAAAGGTTGTACAGCATAAATCATATGGTATAGAACCATTCTCAGGTAAGTATGTTGAGTTATGATTAATAAGTTTCCTACCATTGATGACGTACATGAGACCCTTAGTGATCTGACGAAGTTGTTCGAGGATCGCAATAGGATTCTTAAGCTTTATTTTAAAGAAGACAGATATAAAGATTTTTTACTAGCAGAGAACCTACAGAGTCTTGTCGAAGCAGACAAGAGAGATGATTCACGTGAAAATAGGATTAAGAAAGATTTAGCTAATGGTTATGAGGTATTAAAGGCAAAGACCAACCTACAGAGGTTTGCCAACTTCATTTCACCTGGTGTTATTCCAACACTAGAATTAGATAACCATGAAGACTTTGCTGAGTTGATGGATGAGTTGGATGAGAGAGAGTCAAATGCAGAAGCAGCAGTAGATACACCAGAGGTTATACAAGGACCTAAAGGTGATAAGGGAGATCCAGGTGATTCAGCAGGATTAACAGCACCACGTTCAAGTGGGTTCGATCATATAGCATTACCTCCTATGAGTCAGAACTCTGGACTCGCACTAAAAGAAGGTGGTGTTGTACCTCCTAGTCCTCTGGGAAATGCCCTGAACCCCAGTGCTCAGAGACCTGAAGCTAAATCAGGTGTTAAATCACTAGAGAGCTTAGGACTTGTAGGTGAAAAGAACAACGTTGTTAGTGAGCTGACTGAAGATTTAGGATTAGAAGAATATAAGAAAGCACTAGCAGATGCCATGGCACTACCACTCAAGGCAGTGGCAGCTGGACTGATAGGATTGTTGGACAGTATTGAGGTGCCAGGTGGCGGTGCTGAACCAGTCAAGAAACAGGTAGCACAGATAGCGTCAGCATTTGGACTCTCAGCATCAAGCAAAGACTCTAAAACTTCAGAGACTAAAACCTCAGAAGAGACTAGCACCAAAGAAACAGAGACCAAAAAGAAAAGTTTCTTAAGTAGACTGTTTAATAGGAAGAAGAAAGGAGAGAAGAAGGAAGGAGGAAAATCATATAATCCTATCACTGGCGGTAGTGACTATTTCCATCCTAAAGATATGACAGTTAATCCTGCCAATCTGAATAATCTTACATATAGCACTGAGTACAGAGGTGGTGATCAGAAGGGTGGTGACACAACATCGACAAAGAGTAGCAAGAAAAGTACAAAAAATATTTTCAGTAATTTTGTACAGGGTGCGAAGAATGCGTTTAAGATGACCCCTGCGGGTATGGCAATTACAGCTGGTACAAGTATATTAAATAAGATGTTGGGTGGTGTTCAACCAGCTGCTGATGGCAGTCAATATGAAGGTCAAGACATCAACAACTTAACTAATCAAGTTATAGAGAACAATAATAACTTCCTATCTGAGAAGACAGAGAAGCAAATATCATCACCTGGCCAGCAGGATATGAGTGGTATAAGTACGAAGTTCTCAGAAATGATGAAGATGGCAGCACAGACCAACATGGGTGGTGGTATCAATGATCTTAACTCTGTACAACCTACTGAACTTAGAGTTAGTAAATATCTGACTGCTACTCTTGTAACAACTCATGGAGGGGAGACCCCACACGACCAATGAATACAGCAGAAGGTAATTCCAATTTTCAACTGATAGATCTAAAGATAGGTGTATCCGCAAGAGATCCTCAGACTGGTAATACAGGTCTTGTGGTTCAACCTTTTGGTGCTAATAATTTATTAGAGTTACATTATTTTGAGGATATAACCAAAGCAAATGTTATCGTAGCACTTAAGTTAACTGACTCCAGCTCTGGTGTGTTAGGTAGACTTAAAGGTATGGAACCAGTAGAGATTGTTTGGTGTGATACTGATGAGAAGAATTATATAGGATATCAAATGGTTGTCTATGATATACAGGACAGGATGATTCTTGATGGTAAACAGACACAGGCAACAATATTTTGTGTAGCGGTAGATGCTATTAGAAATTCTAGTTTAAAGATATCAAGGAGATTTGGTAAAGGTGGTGGTGATTTTACACATGAGATAGTAAGACAACTATTTAAAAACGATCTTAAGTCAGTTAAGGAAATATTTGTAGATGAGTCAGAAACCCAACTATCATTTGTCAGTCCTTACTGGGATCCATATACTATTATTTCATGGTTATCATGGAGATCTATTCACAAGAGTGGATCAGGAAAGAAGAGTGCGGGGTATCTTTTCTATGAAGATCGTGAAGGGTATCACTTTAAGTCTATGGACAATCTAGTGGATCAAGATACTACAAGAACTGTTCATATTAATCTGGACACTGAGGATCCAAATAAGAATGACATTTACATCAATGCATTTACATTGACTGGTACGTCAGACATATTTCGTGGTCTAAACCTTGGTAGTTATGCTAGTGCTACATATACTCTGGACATGAAAGACTTCAAGTACACAGAGGTTCCATACTTTATTAATGACTTCTATCCTGAGATGAAGAAGTTAGATGCTGCGTCAAAACTACCAGAGTTCTATAAGAGATTTGGTGGTGAAGATTTAGGTGGTGGTTCACCAACAAGGATTATGACTAAGGTCATAGACTCAGCCATGTACACAGAAGGTAAATATACTCAAGACTTGACAAGACAGCTCAGTCAGAGTATGATAAGAAATCAATTCTTCTTTAATCAGTCTGCTGTCTTTGAGTATGCAGCAGAGCATATGTCTCTACGTCTAGCAGAGGTAGTCGATGTGATTAAGAACGATCCTCGATCAGGTGAAGTAGATACTCAGGTGAGTGGTAGATACATAGTAGGTAAGATCTATCGTCAGTTTTTAACAGAAAATGATTCTATGACTACCAGAGTAACATTGTTTAGGGATAGTATGGGATGAATATTGAAAGTGCAGCACATGCCATTGGTAAGGATGGTTTTAACTGGTGGCTTGGTCAGGTAGAGAATGACGGGTCTGATCCAGAGTATACGGGTGCGAACTCTAAAGACTATGACTATACAGGTAAGGTCAAGGTAAGAATCGTAGGGTATCACAACCCAGATAAAGAGGTACTACCAACTAGAGATCTACCATGGGCATCATGTGTTATGCCAGTAGTCTATGCTATGAAGAGTGGTATGGGTTCTATCCAACAGTTACAGGTTAACAGTTGGGTAGTTGGATTCTTTATGGATGGATCCAGTGCTCAGATACCAGTCATCATGGGTAGTATTAGTGATCAGAACCCTAAAGGTGTGTACACTAAGTTACCTAAGTC